CCTGCCTGAACAGATGCCACCTCATTCGATTTAGGTTCATCCGCCTCGGCCTCCTCTTCAGGAGCCTCCTCATCTTCCATCATATCGGCTTGTTCCAGTAGGAACTGAGCCTTGGCCCGCAATTCTGCCTTTGTTATCTTTCTTTCGATGGGTGGTGCCTCTTCATGTTTCTCTCGACGACCGACACCCCCCTCCTCAAGTCTCCGATCCCACCATGCAAGGGCCTCGCTTCTCTGAGGTTCGGATAGAGATTCCAAGATAGATACGTCCTCCACCGGTTTTCCATTGGGAAGGATGAAATCCCCATTCATCGTCTGGAAGAAATTACCCCGTTCCGTCGTGAAATTGCGTCGCGTATAAACCTCTACTCCGTTCAAAACCTTTCTTGATCCTTCCGGTACTGTTGCTTTCGGTAACATAAAGACTCTCCTTTCTGATTTTAGAATTGGGGAGCCCCACGAATGAGGCCCCCCTTACTTATTATTTGGGTTGAAACTTAATTTCCCCAAACCATTGCCCTGATCGATCTATTCTTGAGTACCACCCCATTTGGCATTTCAAGGGGGACAATACAGTCGATGTCTTCGGGAACTCCCCAAATGTAGGAAGGTTTTACTGCGAGGGTAGCAAGGACCCCTGTCCCGGATGTCCATGTTCCGGCAGTAACCAACTTTTGTTTTGGGTAAAAGTTTGTGGGTTTCCATTGAGCAGTCGCACCCAACGTCATGCCGGTTCCACCGATAGGCCAGGTCGCAGAAGTGGTTGATACCGTCACCGAAGGCATAAACCCCGGGGTTGCCCATAAAAGAGGCTGGAGAACATTTCCACCAGCCGCATGGGTCGCCACTTGCCCGGAAGCCGAGATCGCCTCTTCTTCCACAAATCGATCAGAGAGGAAGCCTGCCGCAGGCTTTTTGAGGTAGTTAAAAATGATGGATGCCGTTGCCGCATTCCAATTATTCCCGGTCAAAATCGCCATAGTCGTTGCCACTGGATCGGTATTCGTCCAATCGAGAGCGTATTCTCCAGCTGCTCCGGTTTGAGCCTTACCGAGGGGTTTGGGGCAAGAAATCGTTCCATTCAGGTTGAGGCCCACCATCAGTCCGCAAAGAAAAGGAGCCGCCGTGATGAAACTGATTATGTCGGGGGTCCCTGCCGTAAAGGTAATTCCCTTGGTCGTGGTGGCCCCGGCTGTCATCGTTTCAGCTTCCACCAGGTTCTCAAAGACTTCGGCCCATGCCTGCGTGATGTAGGAGATGGTGATGGTTGAATATGAATCCGTCGCCTTCGCCGTGATGGTCGCCCTTGTCCCCGGGGTTGCCGAGTGCATATTGATCGCAATCGTTGTCGTTACCGGGGTGAGTCCGGCAGGAAGAAGTCCAAGGGCTTGATCGGCATTCGACGCATACAGTGGCCAGGCCATCGGATACTTCGTGGTTCCGGTGAGATTGTCGGTCAAGGCGACCACTTCCTCGAACACGACCACGGGGGCACGGTGGTACGCCTTCAGTTTGTGATTCGTCTTATCATACTTCCAGATGATACCGGAAATATCTGGCTGACTGATCACCATGTCCGGAGCGGTATACATTCCGAACCTGCCTATTGCCGGAAGCGGTATTCCACCGGCAGGATACTGAAGCGCACCATCTCCAAAGGTGAGTGCCGCTTCAAACATTTTTTTCTTTCCGAGCTTGTTGAATTTTCCAGCTAAAGTTACGTCGGTTGCTGCTAAGTACGCCATGATTTTTTCCTCCTTATCCCCCTTGGCAAATCAGGATAAACTTATCCCGTTAGGCTTCGGAGAGTGTTGCGGGGAAGGGGATTTTACTCCACCCTCCCCGGATTAGTTTATGCGCTTTCAAGGAAGTCGCTGTTATTTCCCTTGGTCTCGGGCCTTGGATAAGCCTCGAACCAGGGCTTCCAGTAAACACCGCCGCCGCCGTTCGAAAAGACAAACTTCAGCTCATCCCCGGCGTTAAGCTTGATGGGGGCCGTGGGAGCCTTCCAGACAATCTTCCCTGCAGCGGTGAGCGTCGGAATGGTCACGGTGGCCACTGCCGTTGCGTTGGTGTCGCTGTACGGCGTGACTCGCCTTGTCACCGTCAGGGTTGCCAGGTCCGTATCGAGGGCCACTCTGATCAACGCCCCGACCGCGTAAAGATCGCAAGGATGCATGACCTCGCAGACGACCGTCACATTTTTGGCAAAGCCCAAAGTAGCTCCGTCCGTTTCTCCTTCACGAATAGCTAAAACTTTAGAATCTGTGTAAGACATTTTTGTTACCTCCTTTTTTACGCCTTAGCGTAAGATTGTTTAAAATCCCAACAAAAAAAGCCCTGCTATCCCGTATGACACGAGACGAACAGAGCTTTTTAGTATGGGTGTCCAGTTACGCAGATGCGTATTTGGACTTAAAATGTTTTCAGTTGATCCGCACCTCCAATTCAGCTTCGAGCTGTGCGATGCGGGTGCGAAGATCAAAAATCTCTTTGAGATAAATTTGGTTCGGTTCCGATCCATTAGGATGGCCTTGAATCCACATTTCAAGATTTTCAAGACGGTTATCGGATTTATCCCCATTTTTATGATGGACAATTTCCCATGGATAGAGAAGTCTACCAAGAAATTTCTCCATAACCAACCTATGTTCGGCAATCCTTTTGTATTCTCTGTTGTGTTGATATACGGGGTGGTCGGGATCGTAAACGTAGACATATCCCTTTCCGCTAATGTGTTTCTTACCCTTAAAATTCGGCGGATGATAGTTCTCGTCCCCTCTCCAACATTTCGCAGAGCAATACCTTCTGTTCTTCCATTTAACAGTATGGAATTGCTTTCCGCAGGTTTCGCAAATCTTAAATATGCGTCGGCTGTCGTAAAAACACTTACGACTACACCATTTGTTTGTCTCAATCCTGCCACCTTTAGGATGAAATTCCTTACCACACTGTTCACACTTTCTTGGTTCTGTTTTTCTCATATTGGCACCCTCCTTTTTCTTTAAATACTATGATAAAACAAGAAGGATGTCAAGCAAAAATGTTAGTTTGTGTTAATCTTCCTAACTACTTGAAATAAAACAACCTTTTACCTTGCCTGCTGTAGCAGTTAAGGGCCAAACAAGGCCAAGGCCGACCACGCCATACCACGCGGCAGAATTCACACGCCCGTGATCCTGCCCGAAGTTGACCTGAACCCTGACTTCCGGCGTTTCCGCTTCGATCATGGCCGCAAAATCATCTCCGAAGATGATCCCTTCCCCAAGGACCGAACCCGTCCCCTTGTTGTTGGCCATGCAGTTCGTGTCCTTGATCTCGATACACCGGATACTCTCGACCTTCCCAACCTCGGAGTTGTGAAGGGTATCGCCTTCACGGAGGTACTGCTTCCAGGTCTCGAAATCGTCGTCGTTCTTAATGCCCCTCATTGCCTTTGTGCTGATCAATCCGATCCAATCGTCACCCTCGTAGGGGTCTACGATGTAGGTGTCAGCAAAGGCATCCCGAATGGCGCCCAAATGCGCAATATTCAGGTTGACGGGGGCCGCTATGTCGATCACTCCATCTTCCATGAAGGTTCCACCGGTCAGAGAGGTAGGAGCATAAATGAGGTAGGTGGTCTTCATGACCGTTGCCGCGAGTCGGTCCAGGGCCTTCGTCATCTGCTTCCTGAGAGCCTTCTGGATCGGGTCCTGCGGGTCAAATTTGGAAAGCAACTGGCTCATGTGGCTAAAGGTCACCGCACGGCCATACTCAGAAACGGTGATCGCCGTGGTGGACAGAGCAAAGTCATCCACAGGGATCCGATCGTGCTCCGAAAGTGCAGCACTGGTGGGTTGGGTCAGAAGGTCGGCCCGGGTAATGGTCTGTGATTCGCCCTTCTTTTTGCCGAAGCCAGGTTCGGTCCTGACGAAATCCATAAACTTGGATTCGACAATGGACTGTTCCCGGAGTTTCGAACTCAAACTGTTGTTCTTATAAACGCCTGTGGGAGCGCTGAACTCCCAAGTGAAATCTGCCATGGGTTATTTCCTCCTTATGGTGAGTGACGGAGTTTCCTCCTCTCAAGGACGGCTCGTTGAGCTTCGCCCATCGTGGCGGAGGGCTCCGGTTCTTTTTTGGTCGTTATCTTTGAACCGCGCCCGAGGACTTGGAGATTATCTTGATTCTCCTTTTCCTTAATGGCGCGCGCCCTTTCCTTGCCTCTTACCTCGTCGATGAAATCTTTACAGGCATTGACGGTCTCTTTGATCTGGTCTTCCATGGAAAGTGCCTTGGAAACATCCCCCGACAAGGCCCAAAACAACCTTAGAATATTCTCCTTCTCCTTCGGTGGGGTCTTGTCTGAAATCAATCCAGCCTCTTCCAGGGCGGTATCAACAGCGGCTATAACGGTCTCCTTGTTTTTCTTGGCTTCTTCACGCTCCTCAAATGCAAGATTGGCAATCTCGTTCTGTGCCTCGGCCCAGACGAGAGCTACCTTTCCGTTATATTCCTGCATCTTTTTCTGGTACTCGCCCCATTTTTTGTCGAACTCCGGATCCTCTCGATCCTGCGGCGGTACGGGAGATGGAATAGCTGCGGCTTTAGCAATGGTGTCATCGGCAACCTTCTGCCGTTTCACACCCCAAGGGTTCTCAGTGGCGGCTGTGGCGGGTGCCTCCGTCGCGGCTGCGTCTACACGCTTCTGAAGATCTGCAACAACGGTCTCCAGCTTTTTGGCCTTCGTGGTGGCCTCCGTCATCTTCTTTTTGGCCTCTTTCACAGCCTTCTCTGCGGCTACCTGGTCCTTGTACTCAAGGTGAGTTTCCTCTTCTTTTTCTTTCCCGTCCTCCCCACCCTCCAGTTTGCCCAACTCTTCAGCCGCTCGATCCTCCTCACTCTTTTTCTGCCTTGCCTTTTTCTGTTCCACTTCGTCTGCGACTACTTCCGCACCGATCGTTCCATGTTCGGGAGATCCCACAAACTTGGCCTCAGACGAATCCTCATCGGGGTCCTTACCAGGTGGGAGATCCTCTTCCTCATACCCATCGTCCAGATTCAAATCTTTCGCCGTCAATGTTTTTCCCATCGCTGTCCTCCCTCTCCGAGAGTCCCATTAGGGGTCGGAGTCCTTCCTTGTATTTCCACGTCCGAGTCCATTTACGCAGATGCGTAATGGGGGACGTTGGATGCTATGTCGAGGCAAAAGAAAAGGCGGCAAAACCATGGATGTCGTGGCACCCACGATTGCCGCCTTCTCTTCGATATTACACGCCTGTCAATTGATCAGATTGTCAGGTTGCCTTAGTGGTTGGGGGTAGAGGATTTGCACCCCTGACCTCTAGGGTATGAGCCTAGCACGCTACTCCTGCGCCAACCCCCGGTCTTTCATTTTAAATGTTTCGTTGACACATCCCGCTATTAGTGTTATTTTTGATAAAATTCTTCCATACGCATTTGCGTATCTAAAGGAGAAACTATGTTTACCATTGAAGCGCATCGGCTCGGTGGTGCAGCCGCCAATAAAGTTTGTTTTGAACGTGCAAAAAAACTGTACTATGAATCCCCGAATCATTGCTTGAATTGTATGTCTATTATTCCTGTCATTAAAAGTGTCCATCTTGCTAAGAAAACAAAGTTTTGTAATAAATCTTGTGCAGCTTCCTTTAATAACAAAAAGTTTAAGAAGCGCCAAGTTACCCCTAGCCACATTTGTCCAGATTGTGGGCATCGTAAATCCGATGCAATTAGCAAAAGATGTATGGCCTGTGAACTTCTTCGTAAGCGTCGGATAATTCCTAATCAAACAAAAGGTTCTCTGATCTCTAAAAGGAAGCATTGGCAATCCTTTAGGAACGCCATTTCCAGGCACGCCAGATTGGTCTTTCTTGAGGCTAATATTAAAAAGTCCTGTCACGTATGCGGGTATGGGAAACATACGGACGTTGCTCATCGTAAGCCTGTCTCTGAATTTCCAGATAGTGCTACAATAGCGGAGATAAACGCCTTGAGTAACCTTTTGGCACTTTGTCCGAATCATCACTGGGAACATGATCATAGTCTCCTAAATCTCTAACTGCTCCAACCCGCGATTTACCCTATGTTTGGAACTTCTCTCGCCTGCCTTCCCAATCTTATCCGCGTCAACCTTTTGGCCGCCGCTTCTCCGACCTGGATGTCATGACCCAGGCCATCCAGCAATCGGAGCAGTACAATCGATTCGGGATCGGCATTAACCAAGCTCTCTATTCTCTGTTGCAGGGCCTTTTCAATCATGATTACGAAGAACTTCCCGGCCCGCGTTTTTAGCTTCTGTTCAGCCTCAATGCCAGCAGAGGCCTCCGCCTCAAGCTGGCCCTCCATCAGTTTTTCCCTCTCGGTAGGACCGCGCTCTCTCGGCTTCCCACTCATGATATCGACTGCCATCCCACCAATGATGGTATCGCTCATCTTCCCCTCTTTTTCTTCGTAGGTGCGTATGCGCTCAGGGACGATCCCTTCGTCTTCATCACCCTCGATCTCGAAGGGAAGACGGGCCCCCCCTTTGCCCTCGGAATCAGTGGAATATCTTTCAGCGGATACAGTTTCCCAGGCTTATAAGACTTGGGCCTCCGCACAGGCTCAGGCTTCTGTACAACCGGCCCTGCCTTTTCCCCCCTCCATGGCCTCGGACCGGTGTAAGGCGGAGCAGTGAATCCCCTTGCCGCCGGGGTAGGAGTAGGAGTGCCAATTCCCGCCGCTTCTTCAGATTTCTCAAATAGATTCTTTGCCATGGTCGTCTCCCTTCAATCGCGGTTGGATG